AATGACCCCCGAAGTCAATAAAATATACTGTGGTGATTGTCTGGAAGTTATGCAGGATTGGGATGATGGTATTATTGATTGTGTTATCACTGACCCGCCTTATTTTTTACCAGCAACTCATTATCAAACAAGGAAAAAATTTGGTAGAAATTTTTCAGATTTGGGAATGTTAGACCATTTTATAAATGATTTTTTTAAGTTAGGAGTTCAAAAAATAAAACAGAGTGGGATATTTTATGTATTCAGTAATTGTGATAGTTACCCGATATTTTATTATCATCTTTATTCATATTGTAGAAAACTTCGTTCTATAATATGGGATAAAAAAAGAAGTTTTTTAGGTTACACTTGGAGACATCAACACGAAATTATTCTTTTTGGTGAAATGCCTGAAGCAAAACCCGTCAATACAGGAGATGGAGATATTATTAAGTGTGATGTTGTGGGTATAAATAATAGATTACATCCTGCTGAAAAACCAACTGAGTTATTAAAAAAGTTAATTGAGAAATCAACTAACGAAAACGATCTTATCCTTGACCCGTTTCTTGGAAGTGGTACGACTGCGGTGGCTTGTAAGCAACTTAATCGTAATTTTATAGGAATCGAAATAAGTGAGAAATACTGCAAGATTGCAGAGCAACGTTTAAGGGATACCGACCCGTTATTTCATCAGGGAGAAAAACAAAAATGGCTATTATGAAAGGAGGCAGATATGAAAAAACAAGAATTAATAGAAGAAAATAAAAGGTTAAAAGCAAGTTTAAAATATATTATGTTATTAGCAAGTAAGAAAAACCCTCATTTTGGAAGACCGAGACTTTCAGATGCAAGTTGTATTTATTGTATGGCTTTTTTTGCATTAAAAAATGGTGCTTATGGAGAAAGAATAAGTGAGGAAGATTATATTTATTTAGCGAAAAAATTAAAATCGTGATAAACCTCGAGGAAATAATATGTGCAATCATTCTTTGGTTAAAAGAGAAGTTGCACTTGTGAAAGGAGAGTGAGATGGGAAAGTTAAATGAAATAGTTGAAAAAATAATAAAAGCCACTTATAAACAAACTCAATTTTGGGAAAGAAACAAAATGAAAAAGGAAAAGTTTGATAGAAATATCGCAATAATAAAAGAGTCAGGCAAGCGAGAAATCCTCGACTTGATTGAGAAGTGTAAAATAGGAGGCATAGGGTCTATGAGGAGTTATGACTATATTTATAATTCAGCAATAGGAGATATATTGACAAAACTGCGAGGTGAAGAAATCGAAAGGGGGAATTGAGATGGAACGAATCGGTTCTTGCCCGAATTGCGGGCATCCGCTTTATTTGAAAGATAAATATAACGATACTCAGTTATATCCAAGAAAACCAGAAATATTAGTTAATTATTACAAATGTCAGAATTGTGAACAAATAATTTGTCAAACTGAGGTAAGGAAATGAAACGCAAAGAGCAAAGTCTTATCAAGGGAGTTTCAGGCTACTTGCAACCTTTTGAAAATCAAGGTTACTTGATGTTTGAGCGACACAATACGGGTGCGGTTATAAAAGAATATATCAATAAGAGGGGTGAACGAAAACAATATTATTATTCATACGGAAAACTTGGAAGTTCAGATTTCGTTATCTATTTTAAAGGTGGCAGGACTATATTCCTTGAATGTAAAAGAGAAGGCGGAAAGTTGTCAGACGCACAGGTACTATTTCGTATCAAGGCACATAAACTTGGATATCGAGTTGAGGTTGTTACGGATATGAATGAAGTAATAAAATTGGTAGAGAAAGAAGTGAGACAATTTTTCACCCAATTTGATCCTACTAAATAAAGAAAGGTTGGAATTGGTATGATAACCTTAACAAAGACAGGCAAAAGGAGATGAAGGACACAATGGGGAATTTGAGGGAAATTGAGGAAAGATTGGAGGTGAGAAGAGATGATGAAAGTAAATTATGATTACGATGAAGAATTGGTTGTTGTAGAATCCGAAGATTATGTGTGGGAATTTACGAAAGATGAAGCTCATTTAGTTTTCTTGGCTTTAAGAGAACTTGAAGATATAGCCCTTGATTTTGAGAACGCTATCAATGTCAACCTTGAATTTGAATTAGATGAAAGTTGTAGTTAAAATCAACAAAGGAGGTTATAACTCGAATAAGCACGGGCTTTTTTTATCAATTAGCGGTGCAAGCGGGGGTTAGCGGTAGTGCCGAAAGACGGCAATGATACAATATATAGTAGCCCCCGCTTGTAATGAAAGGAGAGTATTATGAGAAAGAGAAAATGGGAAAATTTAGTTAGAAGAGTAAATGCTTTAGAATGGGAAATTAAAAATCTTAAACAAGTCTACCAAAATGGATTAACAAAATGCGAGTTATGCGGAAAAGTTATAATTAAAAAATATCACTTAAAGGAAGTAATATGATACCTTATTGCAAAACCGCACTCCAATCAATCTGCCCTTGTGATAAGTTCAAACAAATTGACAACAACGGGATTGTTGAAACCTGTCAAGAGGGCGTCAATCTCAAATGTCAAAATATGCTTGACTTTGAGAAGATGACACCTTTTGAGTGGCTTGCATTGGCTTACTCAATAGTGAACTTTGAGAAATTTATTATAAAGCCTGAATATGATAATAGAAAAGTTAGAGGTAAGTGTGAAGAAATAAAAGAAACAATGGCTAAAGAACTTAAAATATCAAGTAGACTTCTTCATAATAAGTTGTTTACGTAAAATTAGTAATTACTACACTTTTTTGTAAAATCCCCTTTTTACATTTTTCTGTATAGATTAAAAAACTTTTATCCATTATCTTTCAGAGCAATGAAAGTTTTGGAGAAAAATGCTGAAATTGATTTGTTTGATTTAAAGAATAAGAAGGCGGTTAAGATTGGCTAATAAACATAAACCGAAAAAGAAGAAAAGAGGTAGACCTCTCATAAAATTCGATTTAAAAGTCGTTGAAGCTTTTGGGGCTGTCAAGGCTTCGTATAGATTTATGGCTGATTATTTCGGTTGTGAATTAAAGACTATTGATAGGCGGATGAAAAAAGAAGATGAAGATTTTTGTCTACACTATAAAAAAGGACTTGCAAAGACTAAATTCAATCTTGCTAAAAAACAAATAGAGATTGCTATGGCTGGTAATGTTACTATGCTTATATGGCTTGGTAAACAATTACTTGAACAAAGCGATAAACAAGAGATAGGAAAACCAGGGGATTTTGAAAGCACTGCTAAAGTCAATCTCAAACCTCTAAAGAAAAATGCAAGAAACAATAACAAGAAATAAGCATAATCTCGATGTTGAGATGGTGCATCCTGAAACTTATAATTTTCTTGAAAAATATCTTTATTTCTATGGAGGCAGAGGTGGAGGCAAGAGCAAGACGGTGGCACGATTAGTTCCTCTACATTGTTGGGAGAATCCCGGCACGGTTGCCTTAATAACCCGTAAGACCTTCCCGTCTCTCAGAATAACCGCTATGAAGGATACGCTCAAAGCAATAGAAGAAATGAATATACCTGGTATGTTTTACAAGTCCGACAGTTATTTTCTGTATGTTAATGGTTCAATTATCTATTTTCTGCCTCTCTACACTTCGACAGGTGGTAAGAACGAAAGGTTGAAATCACTCGACCTTAATATTGTCTGGATGGAAGAAGCGACCGAATGTGCGTTGTCTGATTTTATGACTCTCAATCCGAGCGTGAGATTGGAAGGAATACGGAAATGGTATTTTACTTTCAATCCCCCTGAGACTTCTCAACATTGGCTTTATAAGACATACGACATACAGAAATCAGAAGGGACTGCGAGACGTGTGCATTTTGGATTGAAAGACAATCCGTTGTTGCCTGTTGAAATCATAGAGGAACTGAACAACCTCAAAAACATAGATGAGGGGCTTTATTTGAGGTTCGCCAAAGGCGAATGGGGGATAGATGTATTGAGAGAGCGAGTGTGGGATAACGTTCACAGAGGAAAATTGACAGACAAGAAGCCGAAGTTTGGGGCTATTGACTGGGGCTGGAGCGACCCGACCGTCTTCAATCCTTACGGATTGCAAGACAACGACGTTTATGTGATGAACGAGATATACAAACGAAGAAAGCAACCTGAAGAAATAGGGGATATGATTATCGAAATGCTGAAAGGTTATCATATTTCTAAAGGCGGTATTCCCATCTATGCCGATTCAGAAGCCCCTGAGAAGAATGCTAAACTTACGGATATGGGTTTGTGGATAGTTCCCGTCAAGAAAGGCAAGGGAAGCGTTGAGAAAGGGATTGTCAAGGTGCGGACTTTAACCGTTTACATTGACGAGGACAAATGTCCGAATACGTGGCGGGAAGTTACCAATTGGATATACCCGAAGGACAAAGACGGGAACACTAAAGAGAAACCCGTGGAATATAACGACCATTGTTGCGATACTTTGAGATATGGCGTTGTAGGATTTATGGGTGAAGAACTTCAATTATCGGTAGTGTAAGGAGAATTTATGGCTTATAAAAAAGAAAGAGAGGTATTAGCAGAAGATACTTTAATTTGTTTAAATTGCGGAAAAGAATTTTATTCTGATATTGGTAGTGAATCTTATATATTAAAGTTATGTCCAAAGTGTTATGAAGATTATGAAAAGTTAGAAGATGCAGAATTACAGGATTTAAAGGATAGCGAGGAAAACTAACTATGCTTGAATTTGTCAAGAATAAAATGCGTGACTTTCTGGGGATTGAAACTAAAAGCTCTGGTTCTTATTCTTTGAATCTATTTCCAGAATGGGGACGGTTCGAGAAAGTCAAAGAGGGCGATTATGCCTCAATGGTGCGAAGCAACAAAGACTATGTGTATGCTTGCATAAATTGCCTTGCGTTCAACGTTTCCAAAGTTCCCTTCTATATATACAAACATACAGCCAAAGAAGATGTATTGATTCCAGAACATCCCTTCTATAATCTGCTTAAAAATCCCAATGAAAATATGTTGCCTAACGTATTGCTCTATCTCTTGCAGGCTTTTCTTGACGCAACGGGCAACGCTTATCTTTATCACCCTTTGACTCCTGTCAATAGACCGGGTGCGTTGTATATCCTCGAGTCCCATCTTGTCAATCAAAGAATAGAAAAGGGCGTGTTTCTATATGATTACAATCACGGCGGACAGATGAAGACTTTCACGGGTGCTGAGGTTCTCCATTTTATGTATCCGAATATGGCGAATAAATACAGCGGGCTGGGACCAATAGAGGCGGGGCGGATGGGAATCAATCTCAATGAGTATATGAGTCAATATCAGTTGAGCCTTTTGGCTAACAGGGCGAGACCTGATGGGGTTCTCAAGACAGACCAAGACATCGGCAAGAAAGAGAGAAGACGTGCGGGCAAAGAATGGATGAAGCAATACGGAGGCGTTGACAAGGCGGGTAGAGTTGCGGTTCTCGGAAAAGGGCTTGACTATGAAGTTATTGCGTTATCACCAAAAGACCTCGCTTTTGTTGAAAGCAAGAATATGACAATAAAAGATATATGCGTAATGTTCGGAGTGCCTCTGTATAAACTTGGAATAGTTGAAGATGTCAATAGAGCCAATGCGGAAGCTTTAGAGCATTCGTTTCAGAAAGATACTATCGGCCCACGTTTGTATTGGAGGGACGCTTACTTCACGAAGTTGGTGCAGTTATATGACCCTCGATTGATAGTGAAATCTGATAATGTAGTTCCCAGAGACAAAGATTATATTCTCAAAGAGCGTGAATTGAATCTCAAAACGGGTGTATGGGTTATCAATGATGTCAAGAAACAAATAGGAGAGGATGAAGTTTCTTATGGCAGGTTGCCTTACCTTCCGTTTAATCTTATGCAGGTTGGTTCTGCTCCTTCGGAGAAACCAGAAAAGGTTTATGTAGACACAAAAAATATCAAACAATGGAAGGAGCAGTATTGGAAGGTTTACGTTCGCAAGACTATCAATGAAGAAAGGTTAATGATTGCCAAACTTAGATTATATTTCGATGAGCAGATGAAAATAGTGCTTCGCAACATCAGAAAATACGGAAAGGGTTACAAGACAGACGTGAGTTTCTTTTTGTTCGCTATGAGCGAATGGAATGATAAGTTAGCTAAGATAATGAAACCGCTTGTTCAAGCGTCGGTTCTTAGCGGTGGTGAAAGTCTGATAGAAGACTTTGGGTTGGATGTGACGTTTGACATTACATCCCCTTTTGTAAGCGATTTCTTCTCAATGCGTGAAATGAAAATCAAACATATCAATAGAGACACATTCGATAAACTCACTAAATCATTAACAGAGGGAATACAAGACGGTGAAACTATTAAAGAGTTATCCGCAAGGGTTGAAACCGTGTATTCAGACGCAAAGGGCTATCGTTCGAGAATGATAGCAAGAACTGAGACTAACATCGCCAACAACTTCGGGCATATGGAATCAATGAGATTAGCAGGCATAGAGAGAAAGGAATGGGTTACAGCGGGTGATGAAGATGTAAGATTTGAACACGACTTGAATGGTGACCAAGGGTGTATTGATTTTAATTCAGAATTTTACGGGACAAATGAGCAATACCCCGGTGAAATAAATTGCAGGTGTGTTGTGATTCCCTGCTTGGAGGAATAAATGGAAATAATATATCGTGGTTGTAGAATTGAAATCAAGAAAGTCTATGAGATTTATAAAGGAAATAATAGAATTGCAAGTGGTGAAATCGAATCATCGGAGAAAATTGAAGAACTTATAACAAGATTAAAATTATGGATAGATAAGAAAAAATGAAAAAGATTGATGAATATTATGTTGTAATTTCAAGTAATGGATTCAAGTGGCTATTTCCTAAAAATAACAGTTCTTTTATGACTATCAAAGAATTGGAAGATATTGACAATGGGATAGTGTCAAAACAATGGAAGAAATTCAAATGAAATCACTAATTCAATCAGAGAAGAAAAGAAGTTTTGTTGACAAGTCGAAGATTGGCATTGTGTGGATACCCGACCCGAATTGTAAGATATGTTACGGACGTGGATACATAGGGAAATATGTAAAGACGGAGCATCACGTTCCTTGTAAATGTTTGAAAGAGAACAAAGACAGGAGGATTGTAATATGAAAAGTAAAATAGCAATGGCGTTTCTTCTGGGTATTTTTGTTATGATTTCGATAGGTGCGAGAAAATATTTAACAACTCAACAGATATTGAATGATGTTTTAGTCAGAGGCGGAACTGCTATCAACGGGCATCACACTACACAGCAAGCTTTGAATATGGCGCATAACGTCAATGATAATGCTTTGAACATCTGGATTGATACGCTTGATTTTTTAGTGGTAACCGATAGCATAAAGGCGAGTTCGGGAATTTGGTGGTATTGCAAGTATATAGACGCACTCAATGTCGCAGAAGGTGCTTCTGGCGCAACTTGGACAGCCCCGACATACAATACAATAGGAGGCTATCAACTTAACGCAAATACTGAATATTTATATTTCAACGGGAATGTATGCAATAATTGGATTGGTGCGAGTGATATTGAAATTGTAATAGTGTGGGAATTGAATGTCGCTTCCGTTTCCGCAACGGACACCGTTGAACTCGATTTGTTATGCTGGTATAAAGGGGAAACTGAAGACACGACAAAATATCAAGCGTTGAATGTGAGGACTTGCGTGGGGAATGAAACTCGATATACAATGCACAGAATCACATTTGAAATGGATTGGGATTTGGCTAACAATGTCATTGAAGTAGGAGACATTATTTCTTTTCGACTCAATCTCGATACAGCCAACTCAGACAAGGACGATGTGATTTTCAATTTTACAAATTATCGTTATTTGACGGATGTGCCACAAGTTAAAAATTATTAAGGAGGATGGTATGAGGAAATGTGAATTTTTTATTTTGTTTATCTCGCTTGCAGTAATTTTCACTATCGGCTGGCGATGGACTAACGTCGGGCATACTTGGAACTTGCGACCTCTAACCGTTACAAGCGAGGCTCAATTCTGGGTTGTATCTGATAGTGATACGGTATGGACTGAACACGTGGCGGACAGACTCATAGACTCATTGTTTGTCATTGGTGGAGTTGAACGAGGCGTAACACTTGAGTTCTTTTTCTGCCCGTATGGTGATAGCGGGAAAGTAACTCTGTTATGGTTTTACGGAAATGACAGATACACATTGCTTGTTGATACGATTGTGGATACGACTTTGGCAAGCCTTGATACATTACACGAAACTTACGCAATGACACACTTTCAAGATAAGTGGGCATCCGTTATGTTCGGGGATAGCATAGACCCGACCGCTGGTGATAGCGTAAGATATTGGCTTGTTGAATATGACCAATAAGGAGGAAAATTGAAATATCAATTTGTAAATTGGTTTCCTGAATTTGTTGGATTTGGATTTGTTAGATTAAATATTTCAAGTTCAAATTTAGCCTTGATATATGATTGGTCTTTTAGATTTGGTTTTTGTAAATTAAGAAAATGGCACAAGATAACTTCTGAAGATTTGCAAAAATCAAGTAAAATAGATGAATTATACAATAGGTTTGTAAGGGGGGCGATGTAATGGATAAAGAAAAGATGTTATATAAATATTTCGATACTTCCGCTTGCAAGATTGTTGAGTCTGATGATGAGGAACGGACTTTGATTTTCACCATTTCAGATGAAACGGTAGATAGATACAAAGAGATAATGAAGGCGAAGGGTTGTCAATTGGAAGAATATCTGAAAAATCCCGTTGTCTTGTGGGCTCATAACAGAAATCAAGAATTGCCTCCGATTGGAAGGGCTGAATGGGTTAAGAAAGTAAAGAATTCACTCAAGGCAAAGGTGCAATTCGCACCGACTGAGTTTGCAACAAGTATCTATGAACTTTATAAAAAAGGATTTATGAATGGCGTTTCAGTTGGCTATATCACTTTGGAATGGAAGGATGTTGTTGAGGATAACGACACACCTGCCAGAAAGATAATTGAGAAATGGGAGTTGCTTGAATTCTCAGCCGTGCCCGTGCCTGCCAATCCCAACGCTTTGATTTCAGCAAGAGATGCGGGAATAGAAGTTCCCGAATTGGCAATGAAATCCTTTGAAGATTGGTGTAAAAAAGAAACTAAATTCTGTCAAGCACATTCTTGCTCAAAATTCCCTTGTGAAAACAGCAAAGAAAGAGATGTAGTTTTTGAGAAACTATATAAAGAAGAAACTCCAATAGAGGAAACCCCAGAGATAGCACTATCAGAAGAAGAAGTAAAACTCTTGCTCGAAGAAAAACCTTTTGAGAATGAGCATAGTTGCAGGTTGGAAGATCCGAAACAGTTCGACAAGTTCAATCGCAAGAATTGCCAGCAGAAACACGACGGGAAATGTATCGACGTTATCTTTGGAATCAAGGCTAATAAGTCGAAGATTCAAGCGTTGAGATACAATAAGAAAGTATGGACGGAAGGAAGTGCAAAAGCACATTGCAAGACCAGAGAGGGAAGATTTGAGCCTGCGAAAAAAGACAAGAAAGATATTGATTATAATGCTTTTATCGGAATAGTTCACGGAGATGATTATACTTCGGATTATATTTGTATACACAAAGACCTTGTTGAGTTATTTGGTGAAGAAAAAGCAGATGCAATATGGACAGGAGAACTTGATTTGATAGAAATATTAAAATCAATTCTTAAAAAAGACCATAACGAAATTGACCTTGAAAATATCGAGGTTAATGATGGCGAGGAAATTAACCTTGCCGAAATAGAAGTCCTTGAGACTGGACTGGAGAGTTCAGATAAAGATGTTCTCGACCTTACCGAAAAGGACGTTGAGGATTTGATAAAAGACCTCAAAAAAGAATTCGGTGAAGAAATCAGCGAAAAGGTTGTGAACGGATTTATTGGAGAACTCAGGACAAAGTATCTGGGAAAAGTTGACTAAAACTTTTAACCCAGGAGGTTCTTGTGGAAACCACAAAAACCATAACGTATGAGAAACTTAAAGATAAACTGAAAGGAGAAATCTTTGGTGAACTCATACCAGAAACCTCAAAGAAAATCATTGAAGACCTCTTTGAAAAACCAGAGATGAAGAAACTCTTTGAGGAACATAACAAACTTGTGGCTCAGGGCGTTGACCTTAAGAAACAAGCGGAGCAAGACGTTCCCTTTGCTCAATCTGCAAGATTCATCAGAGCACTCCACGCTGATGATAGAAAGACACTTGCGGAAATTCAGAAGGCGGAAATCGATAAGTGGGAAAGAAAGAACGGATTGACTTATATGAGCGAAGGCGACAACGTTCAAGGCGGTTATCTCGTTCCCGTCGAATATTACGATGAGATTATGAGACTTCCCTGTGCTTACGGTATTGCAAGGAGAGACTGTCGGATTATCCCGATGAACAGCAGTGTAATGCACATAACCACATCCGCCGGGCTTCCAACAACTTACTGGATTGGCGAGGCGGCTCAGAAAGTAGAAAGCAAGCCAACTTTTGGAAGGGTAACATTGACGGCGGTGAAACAAATTGCCCTTGTCGTGTTTACCGACGAACTGCTTGCCGATGCGACACCTCCACTCGTGCAGTATATCATCGAGGTTACAAGAGAAGCCATTGCACAGGGCGAAGATGAAGCTCTGTTTAATGGCAACGGTGGAGCGGGTATCACGGGCGTTCTCGCTTGTGGCACTCAGGTGACGATGGATAACAACAGACAGTCATTCACTCAGGTTCACACGGACGACATCATTCGCTTACCTGATGCGGTCGCTTGCAACGCTGAAGTTGGAGGGAAATATTACTTCCATAAAAACATCTTGACGCATCTTAGACTGTTAAAGGCCACAACAGGCGCTTACATTCTCAACGAAGTTCCCGTAACAGGCGGGCCAGGAACATTGAACGGTTATCCATTTGAGGTAAGTCCTCAGATGCCGAACAATGCCGATGATGCAGTTGACACTCCCTTCATCATTTTCACTAATATGAAAAGAACAGTCGCATTCGGAGACAGACAGATGCTTACAGTGAAAATGGCAGATCAGGCAACGATTACAGCAGTGAACTTGTTTGTTTATGATATGCAGGCTTTACGCTTTGTCGAAAGGCTCGACATCGAGTGCCTGCTTCCAACTGGTATTGCAGTTCTTTACACCGCACCATAAAAGGAGGGAAAAGTGAAAAAGATATTTATTATTGCAATGCTTCTCGCACTTATGATTTCTGTCCCTCTTTTCTCGCAGATAAAACCCGCCCCTATTTATTGGGCGAAGTTTACGGGTTTTGTGAGCATTACAGGAGTGGACACTATTGTTGGAACTGCAACAGACACCATCATCATAAACATTCATAATTGTTATGAGAACTATTATGCTCCAGCGGATACTCAAGCTTCATTAGTAAGGACTGTATGGTGTCTTGCTATTTATGCCAATGAGGCGGTCAATGATTCTGTCGATTGGGATTTGGATTTATCGCTGAGTCCCGACAGTCTTCATTGGAATTACAGAGGCGAAATAGGACCGCATACGATGTCGGCAGATTCGCTATTGTTATATAGCATAACTAAAGATGCCGATTTAATGGAATGGCTGAGAATCATACGTGTCGGCGGAGCGGCCAACGACGCAAGTGCAGGTTCGATAGGTGAGATATTTTTGATATGGCGAGTTCCGAACATCAGAGGGAAATACTAAAGTAACTTAAAGAGGGGTGGGCGTTGACTGAGTTGATGGTCTGCCCCTCTACAAAAGGAGGCGTTAGATGGGAAAGATTACAGTTAAGGCTAATCACCCTGTTTACAATTCGCTTGGAGTCAAGGGATTTCCGAGAAGGGTGGACTGCGGTGAAGAAATCACGGCGGACGAGAATGTTCTCAGATGTTTTGGTATGAAGAACTTCACCGTTGTCAGTGGCAAAAAGACAAAAGACATCCCCGGTGATACTGACAAGAAAGAAAGCAAAGCAATGACAACTAAAGACGGAAAAAAAAAGTAACAGCTATTGATAAAGCAGTTAACAGAATCCTAAAAAAGAAAGGATGTGCGGGATAAATGAGTCTGATTAGTCTTGCTGATTTGAAAAGTTTCATTGATATGAGTTTGACCGAGACTTTTGCCGATGTCAAATTGCAGGGGATAATCGACGGAACTATTGCGGAAGTCGAGCAACGCATAGGGCAGGTGCTTACCGCTGAAACCATCACGGAGTTATACGATGGCGATAGAACTAATACTATCCTGCTTGACAACGGACTTGTAACGGGAGTTACGCACGTCAAGATTGACGGTGTGGCAATGGCTGTGGCTGATTATGTGTGGAACGCCGAAGGTGAGATTATTTCAATAGGAGGATATTTCTACAAAGGCTTGCAGAATCTCGAAGTCAGATATACGCACGGATATTCGTCCGTAACAGTTGTAGCGACCAACCTTCCCGTTACCATCGGTTTCAGCGTTTACAAAGACAGACCGTCGAAAGTATGTGACGGTTATTATTCGGGGCTTGCGAGCGTCGTTCTCAATTCGTTGGCAAGCGGTGCGGGTATAACCTATGTCGAAGGCACGGACTATACGGTTATGGAATTGACGGGCGAAGTCGTCGCACTCGAAGCGGGTGCTATTGTTAGCGGTGCGACTTTGTATATCGAATCGGGAACTTACACAGAATATTCTAATCTGCCGAAGGATTTAGAACTCGCCTTGAAAAAGATAATGTCAAATACATATCACGGTTCGCTTGTAGTTGCGGAAGTCGAAGGCTCGCCGAAAGTTTTTTCTCAAACTGAGATTAACGCAGTGATAGGAAAATACACGAGGTTGGCAATATAAGGAGTGAAAATGGATACTTTTGCAGTAAGATTATATCGTAATAACAAGAGAAAAAAAAGTAATGAATTGACGAAAAAGGAAGCGAAAAATTTCTTGATTGCCGTAAAACATCTTGAGAAATATCTCAAAAAGGAATATGACGTAGACAAAAAATAATGGACGAATAATGAAACCAAAACTGATAATTCACGATAAAAAAGTTAGAGCGAATATGGACAAGTTGAGAAGGAAAACCCCTGACGCTTCTGAAAGGGCAATGTTGCGAGCGGTGGAATTATTGAGAGGTTACATCGTCAAGAATAAGTTGAGCGGGCAGATTCTCAAGACAAGAACGGGAAGATTGAAAGGAAGTATCCAGCAAGAAGTTATCAGCAAAAAAAATGAAACAATCGGCAGAGTTGGAAGCAACCTCAAATACGCACGAATTCACGAACTCGGTGAAATCATACCAGCACATACCATCTATCCCGTCAAGGCTTCGGCTTTACATTTCTATATGAATGGTCAAGAAGTATTTTGCAGGAGTGCGGACATACCCGATGTTAAAATGAGAGAGAGGCATTACATAAGAGATAGTATGGAGGAAATGACTCCACGATTGCAAAAAGAAATAGGGCAGAAATTCTGGACAGAGGTGACAAGTGGATAAAGAAACTGCCTGGGATGAAGTTGTTACAAGATTGGAAGCCATCACGGGAATCAAAAAAGTCTATGAGGGATTCAGAGACCTTGATTCAATTCCCGATTCTCATAAACCTTGCATTATGCTTGAGCCTGACATTACGGATGTTCTTGAGGAAAATTACGATGAAGTTGGTGGCAATTACGCACTTGAAGAAGTTCACCTCATTCTCTGGGTGCTTTTCGTATTATTTGAAAAAGATAAACAAGTAACGGGCAAGACTGGAATCAATGGAGTGTTCGATTGGGAAAAAGCGGTCAAGAACAAGCTCACGGAAGCCCCGAAACATCTTGACAATAAAGTTGCAAAGATAAGATTCGATAGCGTTATATATCTGAGAAGTGTAGGAGAAACCACGAAAGGAATTGTAAGACTCGTTCAAATAGAAGTCGGATTGTTAGGAACATATTCTACATAGGAGGTTATATGAGTAAGGGCAAGAAAGAAGAAGCAACACCAAAGAAGAAAAAGAAAACCGTCAAAGAATTGAAAGCGGAACTTGCAGAAATCAAGAAAGAATTTTTACAGGTTCAGATTGATTATAAAAAACGGATTCTTTCTTTGATAAAACGGATAAACAAGAAAGTATTAGGAGGTGATAAATAATGGGATACGGTGATTATGTAGAAATCAGAACAGGCACGGGAACGATTGACAGAGGCTCAGGACCCGTAAGCGTCGGCAACATAAAACTCCATTCATTCACTCCAAACAAGGAAATCCACGAAGTTATATCAGGACCAACAAAAGGAGTGATTGATACCAAAGAATTTGTTGATTTTACCTCTATGAAATGGACTCTTGACAAACATACATACGCTCTTGTTCAAGAACTGTTTGGAGTTACAGCGGTGGTGGCAGGTGCGTCAAGGACACTAATCACGGCTGAATCGTTTGTCTTGAGCGGAACTAAACTCGGTGGTGATGCGGTATCACTCAATCACGGACAGGCTTCTGAAAGACCTATATCAATCGAATGTATCGAATTGATATTTCAAGTAGCGGCATATACGGATTGCATACCAGGTGATATAGGGTTACAAGTTCTCGGTGGAGTTAGTGGTGATACAGGAACTCTAATCGCTTACGATAATGCCACAAGAACCTGGTTAGTTGCAAGGGACACTCACGCAGACGTCTATCAGGCAGAGGCGGTGACTATACCATTAGGCACAGGAGCAGGCACGATTGCGGCAGGCGGTGATATAACACCTTGCGGATTGTGGCCTGACGCATTACAGGCAGGAGCGGAATGGGTAGAAGGCACGGACTTTGACCTTGACTTCCACGACGGGCAGGTTTCAAGGCTTGTAGGTGGTGGAATAGGCGACCCTGAGACGGTTTATGGTTGGTATTCTTACGCCATAGTAGCATCCGCAACGATGAATTTCCCGAAGGGCGATACACCAATAACAACAAGGGGAGAATATATATATAGCCATAAACTTCAAAATAGTAAGACACAGGAAATTAAAATACCAGATGGCTATATCACAAATAACATTGAGATTGTTCACGCACCAGACGGCTTGACCGAATACATCATAGAAATCAAGTCAGTTGAATACGGCACAGATGTCGATGCAGAACACGGACACGATAAGAGAATAACATAAAGGAGGATTTGATTGGATTATGAAATAAAGGAATTTCTCTTTACGGATTTTGATAAGGTTAGAAATGCTTGGATTCAAATGGCGGATGTAAAAAAAGAGGAAGAGGTTGGTAAATATCAGAGAATAATCACCGCTTGCGGATTGCATCTGGCTCTATCAGAATTTGAGAAACTTGTCAAAGAAAAAGAAACTACAATATCTCAAGGACAGGATTTGTTCTTTGAGGTATTGTGGAAAAACAAGGTTTTTTTTTCGACTTCCTCGAAGGATTACTTGGAAAAAATGAAAGAGTTTCTAAAATCCGTATTACCGAAGGAGACATCTTCACAACCTTCGCAACCAGAGGAATCCCCCCCTCCGAGCTAAAGCGTCTGACTTATTCTGAATATTCAAAGATACTTGAAAGTTGGTGTAAATGGGTGCGTATACGAAAAGGAGACCCCATTTATAAAGATTTAACAACTGAAGGAATTAAAGAGTTTGAAGAAAATATGATGAAAGGTGGATAATGCCTCGATATAAACTCGGTGAAATTTACGGAGAATTACGTCTCAAGACAAAAAACTGGCAAGAGAATCTTGGAAAGTCAGGAAGACTGACAAAAGCAACAACGCAAGAGATGAAGAGGGCTTTTATGGCAACTACTATCGCTGTTGTTGGTGTTGGTATGGCAATTGGTAAGGTTCTCAAAGATACAATCCGATATGGTGTAGAGACGGACAAATTTGCGAAACAGTCAGGGATGTTGGTTGAAGAAGTTCAAAAACTTCGTTACGCTTTCGACCAAGAACACGCAAGTTTTGAAACTCTAACAAAGGCATATCCTATTTTGACGAAGTATATGGCAGAGGCGAGAGACGGGATGGCGACTTATAAAGACGAATTCGATAAGATGGACATATCCGTTGTTGACGCTCAAGGGAATTTGAAAACTACAAACGAAGTATTTTTTGAGATGTCTGACTGGATGAGCAAAGAGGGAATTCCCGATACTGAAAAACTTGCAGTGGCGACAAACCTGCTCGGCAGACGTGGAGCTGAACTTATTCCCGTTCTCAAAAAAGGCAGAGAATGGTTTGAGAAAATGGGTGATGAAGCACAGAAACTTGGTCTTGTTTTAGACAAAGAAATGATAAGGACGCTCAAAGAGACAGATGACGCTATGACAAAAATGCAAGGCTCAATGCAGGGATTTAGAATGATATTAGCAACTCAAACTATCCCTGCGTTAAATGTGGCAATCAGACAATGGACTGAGTGGATGGTTGTTATAAACAAAGTCAGTCAAGAAATAATGGGTATGGCTGAAAAGGAAGAACTTGCAGGGGTATTAGAAAGAACAAGCGAAACGGTTCTTAAAATGAATGCAAGATTAAGAGAACAAAGAACGGAATTGAAGGAACTTAAAGAGCAAGGAATAACTTCAGGAGCAACTTATGAATATTTAGAGCGAACCATAAAATTAACAACGGATAAGATACAGGAATTAACGGGGAATGCAAAAACTCTATACACAGAGGGTCTCAATCCTGTTGATTATTCAGTTAAAGATTTAACTTCTTCTTTTGAGGGAAAAACATCAGCAATAAAAGACCAGAATGCCGAAGAAGAAAAAATGATAAGAAATGCAAAAGAAGCAACTATGTCTTTCACTCCTTTCAGAGAAAACGTAGAAGGTTGGACGGAAGCCGTGATGTATGGAGCAGAAAAGGAAAAAATATTTACAGATAATACTATCGACTTAACATTAAGACAAAAGGATGCAAAAAAAAGCACACGCGATTTAACTCAAACATTTCAAATATTCGGAAGTGTTATGGATAAGGTTTTTGAAAAAGGCAAATTTACTATTGAGGATTTTGCAAAGATACTGATAAATTTATCCGCAATGATGGTAGGTGGTGGAATTCCTGGATTCGGATTTTTGAAAGGATTGACTGGATTTGACAAAGGTGGCGCTATGCTTCCAAGAGGAGTTAAACCTTATTTTATGCAAGAAGGCGGTGCAACACTTGTCAAGAAACCAACTGAAATGACACCTATGGGCAACATTGCACACAGAGGAGAATTTGTTATGACTCCCGCTCAAGTGAACGCTCTTGTCAATCGACCTATCATTATTAAAATGTTCAACACCAATCCCGATACTTATGCGGAAAGAGTTATGGAAAGTTCGATGGGAATACAGCAAAAATTCGGCAGATTTATGACAAAGGTTATGGACGAACGTGAGAGATTGAAAGGGAATTTATGAAAACTCTAACCCCTGCATTTGTCAAGGCACAGAAAAAAAAGAATGTTAAAACGTGGAGAAAAGTAATTCTTGAGGAAATCTCAACTGATGCACAAGTCGATATAACCGAATATGTTGAAAATGTTAGTAAAGTCGAACAACAAATAGAAGAAAAATTTTGTGAATTCATACCGACGACCGTAACTTTCACCGTTACAGATAAAGAAACTCAAGATTATGATTTCTTTACGCAAGGAGAAACAACGGGGTTTTTTGACAAATTAATTAAAGCGACAGTGCAAGGATATAAAATAATTCTCAAGGAAGGTATAGATGGGATTGCTGATGAGATAGTGAGTTTCGATGGTGAGGTAGATATTGAAAGCGTTCATCGGATAGATAGACAAACGATAGTATTCACAGCAACGGGTTGGCTAAGAGATGCAGGAAGATATGATGCCTCGATTATTTCAGACCCCGATAATCCTCCGTTCAAAAATGTTACAGGTATTACAGTTAATTATCCAGGAGGTGGTATACAGGGTGTTCCTGGGGGGAAATATATCGAAACAGGAGGAAAGACAGGTTCGGGTATAGAAGAAAAATGTTGGATAAGTTATAATGGAGGTAAAAAAGAATGGCTGACATATCCTGGGGGGAATACCTTTATTTATGAACCGAATTATAAAGGAAAAATGTGGATTACTTACACTCTTGCTGATATTCCCGAAGAACCAGCAAAAGATTATTTTTCTGTAAGAATGTATGAAGGTGCGTTAATTGCTTGTGGGTATTATGAGCATATACCTATAGAAGAAGCAGTTGATTTAATATGTGATGAATGGTGGGGGGAAGGAGTTGGCACAAGAGACATACAAGTAGAAGAAATCGGTGGCGGAATTTTAGAAAAACATTTCATATACCTTGCTCCGATTTATGATGCGGGCAACAAATCGGATGTTAAAATAACAGCAAGCAAGGTGATAAGTTATGCAGGCAATCTTATCACAATGCTTGTGGCTATTGAATGGAAGAAGGCAGATAATACTAAAATTTACAAAGTCGTTATTGATGTTAATGCAAGAACCAGAACAGTTACAGAAATGGCAGAATGGTATGCGGGAGTCAGAGTAGCAAGATTTTTTAATGCTAACGGTCGATGGTGGGGGCTTGTTGGACAGGAAGTAACGGGCATCCTGGGGAAAGAATGGTATGGTGTGGCATTCTATAAATTCAATGTTGCTTTGACTGGTATTGAGTTAGTTCGTAATATTCCTTTCAATCATACTCTCCCAGGTTGGTATCATTATAATCTCTATTCCTTCACGCTTAAAAACGAAGGTGTGGCAGGAAGCAAGGATTTTTACTGCATCCGTCAAAACGCCGAAGCAGGAATGGTTTATACTGTGAAATTATATAAATACGATATAAATGCGGATACGTGGACAAGTGTAGTAACTATGATAAATAATGCAGTTGCTTATAATAAAGGAACGTGGGCTATCTTGGAGGGTAACATAGAATATTATTATTTTGCTTGCAAAAAATATATCGGGGGGACAATAGTCCATACAACAAGTTACATTATGGCATATAAAATGACGGGCGTTCCTGGACTTACTGAAATAACGACTTTTACAAGTTCGGTATCAACTGTAATAAGTGATTGCTATTGGAGGCAAAAAATTGGTTCTCCCAATTCTGTCTTTTTGAAATTTGAAGACCCAAGTTCAGAACTTGCTTATAAACTTCATCACTTGCTTTATGAAATAATTCCGAATGGAGACAAGATTAAATATTTCGGTGGGAATAATTTATTTGATGACCGATATACTGCTTGGCGATATGAAGACGATCAATGGCGGATAATGTTTTTTTATGGCAGTTTCTATTTTGGCGGAAATGTTCAAACCGAAGATATTTTAGATTCTGATTATGTCGGAAATATAATACATCCACGAATCTTCAAAGATTTTGGAAGTGGGAATTATTATTATTGTGGATTTGTAACCGATGAAAGTAATAGAGTGATTCCTTTTCTCTATATTAAAGAAACAACTACCGCTCATACAATCAAAGAATTAGATTTAACAGATTGGACAATATGGGAGGCTCTTAAATATCTTGCTCAAGGTTTCTTGTGTTACTTTGTAGTTCCTGAGTATCAAAAAATACAATTTTATCACCGCAAGAAAAACAAAGGAGTTTTGACTTTAGTAAAAGAAGATTACAAGAAACAACCGAATATGAGAATATACAATAACTTTGCCGATGGTGTTCATATCGAAAATTCAAAATATGAACTCAGTGAAAAGCGGGGCAATACACTCAAAAAATCAAAAGTTTTTGCATTCGATAATAGATTAACAAGCGAGGACAGTATTGGTATTGTTGCTGATTGGTATTATGCTTTTCTTGTAACTGACGGAAGAAGAAAAGAGTTTGAGGTCGTTGCTCCGTTCAGGATAGAAATCGAGCCGATGGATAAAGTTACGCTTATTCTTTACGATAGATTTCTTAACACATTTTGGACTAAAGAGACATTAGTATATGAAACATCTTCTGAACCTTGGGTAAACAAAGAGGCAGCACACGATGTTATCTTAAAACTAATTGAGAAAGAAGGTGAAGGAGATATTCACGAACTTATACCAGAACGAAGGAGTGTATCTGTATGATAGGTGGAAAGGGATATGCTAAAATCAGATTAGTATATGAGATACGAAGGACGTTGACTTTTGTGGCTAATCCTGGTTTCGTTCCTGGGGATATAGGGAAAACTTGCAAAGGAGCAGTAACGGGTGATACGGGAGAATTGATAAGTTATAATAATGTTGCAAAAACCTGTGTAATTGAAATGGACGATTCAGGGGATTTATTTGACCAAGTCGAATTGGTATCCGTAACAGGGGGGGTAGGTTCGGGAAATACAACAGGAGCAAGTGTTCTTACCGAAAGCGATTATTTTCAATTTACCGCAAGAGAGGAAAAAAACATTTTCTTAAAATTTGTTCCCGTCCTTGATTGTGAAGATAAAAGAATGGAAAGTGGATTCAAAAGGTTTGAGCAAGGTTCGAGATTTTGGTGTTATTTAGATTTTCTTGCAGACGATTGGGTTATAACACTTTCAAACTTAGGTTATTCACTTCAAAAATTCATTAAAAATATGCAGAATTGGAAAGAATTGATTTATATAATTTCGCATATAGACAAACCCAATCAAGAATATCTTGTTAAAAGAATGCATGAATACGGTTTCGATTATCCATTTGAAAGATGGGTTGGACAGGAAGGAAGTTTTGTATTTCGTGGTGATGAAATATTAGATGTTGATTTAGAGGAGTAAATATGGCTAATGAAAAAACGATAATCGATGAAGTTACAGTAAGAGACCAACACGGAGAGGCACAACCAGGATTGACAACGGTTTGGTGGTATCCTTGGAAAACAGTGGTTAATGGAACTCAAGGAACTGATTTAACCGATGGGCGTTACAGAGCAACAATAAATAGTGTGAATACTGGAAAGATTGCGAAATATTACGACCTCTATATTGCTGGTGCTAAGAAAATCGAGAAAATACCCATAGGTGTTTCGTGGGAATGGATTATCGACGTTGCAGTCAACACCAACCCGAAGACAGTAACGTTCAACGGTTTAGTTGACGCTTTACAAGGTGGAAATTTGCCGACCACAATCCCCGATGTTCTGGTAGAAATAATGTCTTCAGAAAAAGGCAGGAGTTTTTATTTGTATGACATAACCACGACGAATTTCAAGATAGGAGTGCAGTTGGGAGGCGACGACAATGCGGGATTGCCCGTAACGGTCAGAATAAAAGTAACAGTTGGAGAAAGTTAAAGGAGGTATTATGAAGAAATTGATTTTTATTGGTTTAATGATAGTGGCTTTATTCTTGTCTGGTTTGTTTATGTGGGGTTATACGATTTATGACAATGTTTTGAGATTGGGAAGTGCGGATGCACCTGCGGGAATAGATAGTTTATTTTACATTGTGAGAGTGAGAACGGGCGGGGACGACACGGTTACGACAATCGACACATTGTGGAATTACACGATTTTCGCAGACA